AATCCAGAAAAAGCTCCGGTGTTCACATCAACAGCGTAGAATGGGTCAAGTTGGCCCTCTTCTGGATCGCTTGTGTAAACAGAAAAGAGCCAGTTTTCTTCCCAACGAATAGCAGCGGTAATATCACCATCAAAAAGATTCTGCTTGACAATCTTTGCTGCTTCTTGAATTGTTACCACTTTTCACCTCCTTAGTCAACGTAAACCTTGTACTGTGATGTTACACGACCCTCGACGGGATCGATAAAGTGAATACGCTGAGAAGGGACAGCGGATGCTGCCATGGTGTCTCGTGCGTAACGGTTGTCGGACTCAATTGAGCCTGTCTGGTAAACTGCGCCGTGCCCATTGGCCATAGCCCACTCCGCGTGGGTGTGGTAGTGACCGATGTAGACATCTCGGAAGTCCCAAGAATATGCGCCAGAAGCCCAGCGATCAGTATGGCGCACTAGAGTCATCGGAGAGGCAAACCCATTGCGCCCAACCTCATCGCCGTGGATGAGAAGCGCGCGGTAGTTTCCAATCTCAACTCTCTGAATATCTTCCGGGCAGTCCTGCCAGGTTAGGCGATCTGAAGTCACCAGATTTCGAGCAAGCTCATAGGTCATTCGGTCAGCGTTGTCAGAACGAGGCACAACTGCGCGCTTGGAGCCGAGCCGGCCATGATTGCCCCACTCAGGGACCACGTGCACGGTTCGGAAGTGCTCAAGCGCGAACAAAGAGACGTCTGCAATCAGTCGAGCCACTGTGACGAACTGCTCGAACAGCGTAGCATCGATCTCATAAGGCTGCGAAGGGTAGTTGAACAGACCCTCGATCATGTCTCCGCCATACATGATAGTAAGATGCTCTACTGGGTGGTGCGCACGCTGAATATAAGTGATCCGTTCAGCTTTCTTGCAGAACTTCTCAACTCGTTCACGCATGACACGGCTGTTGTAAGAGCTAGTTACTTTAGCACCCTGCCAATCTGTAAGATGCCACACAGCATGTTCTGGGTCGGCTCGGTGGTCTTTCTTAGGTTTCTTCGGGATCTTGTATGGCTGCTGCGCAAGAACGGCATCACGACACGCTTCAACCGTGGCAGTGACAAGATGGTCTGTAGTCTCTTGGGCTCGAGCAAGTTTTCGCTGTGTTCGGACTAAAGCGTTCCGAAGCTCGATGATCTGGTCTTCTTGACGTGGATCATGATCACGCAGAGCCATAACAAGAGCACCTCTCACGCCGGTGATGACCGATTGCTGTGAATGCGCACTTGTATCCCTCTTTCTTAAATCGCTCAAGCAGAGCGTTCGCAGAATATGCGGGAGTCGCAAGCCAGCTCTCGGCTGTTTCACGATCATAGTCTGGCATCTCAGAAAGCATGAGGCCAACAGAGCACCTCAAACGACCAGCTCGCTTAGAAGGTTCCATGTCTGCTAGTGCCATAGGTCCTACTCCTTTCGACGCAGAAAATATAGATCACTCAAAAGCCTCTCGATTTGCTTTCCAGGCGATGTAAGCGTCCATAAGCGCGGCTACGTTGTCGATCTTCTCTTCCTGTCGCTTCTTCCAGAGCTTTCTGTTGCCATTGGTGTCTTCTAGCGTGATTGCGTTCCCCATAGCAAAAGACATCAGAGCCTGGTCGAACAGAAGCATACGCTCCTCGGCCAGAATCTTGAGTTCGCCAAGCGGAACAGACTCAGTTTTTGAGCCCTGCGGAACTTTCTCAATACCAAAGGGGCCATTCTCGGCTTCCCAGCGGGTCACAAACTCCTTAGCATTGTAAGGGTCGTACCCAAGCGAGCGAACGTCATACTCCTCGTTCTGAATGAATGTGTCGAGGTCGTCGTAGACCTCCATCATGTCGAGAACGGTGCCAGGAAGGACGTGCAAGCTGCCTTCGCGAATGAACTCTTCGTACTTCGCGCGCATGGCTGCAGGAAGCTTCATAAGCGTGAGCTCAGTGATGTAGCTTCGCGTCCGAATTCCGAACTTGCCATTCCTCAATGGGAACAAGAAAGTAAAAGCACAGAAGTCGTCGCCCTGAGAAAGGTCAGCGCCAAGGGCGCAAGGCATCTGCCAGAACTTCTGAGGACGATGCGGAACAGTCTCGTCATAGGTGAAGAAGTAAGTGTAGCCCTCCATCGGGATACCAAACCTCTTGGCTAGAATGTCGTTGCGAGATGCTGGTGCATTCTCAGCTCTTTCGACATCCAGATGGTATGTCTCATAGGTTACAGTCTTACCAAGGTTCGGATTTGCCTTTAACCACGTTGCTGGGTCACCTACTTCTTCGACCTCGTCCAACTTGTAGTGCCAGATCGAGACATGTGGCGCGTAGTAGTCGCCCTTTAAGATGTCTGCAAGTTCCATTTTGATTGTGTCACCGCTACCGTTTCGAACAGTTCCTTCAGAACTGATAGCGACAATCAAATAGTCATCCATCTTCGAAGCGCCCTGCTCCACAGCTCCTACAACATCTTCTCTGATGTCTCCAGAAAGCCACTCGTCAATGGTGGTGACCTTAGGGCGAAGCCCTTGGAGCTTGTTGATGGTCATAGGACGGATCTCAAGAAGGGAACCGGTGAGAAAGTTCTCGATGCCCTTCTTGGTGGAGGCCAGCTTCTGCCGGAGGGCCCGATTGCCAGTAGTGTTCTGCATAGATCCTTCGGTGAGGAACTGGAACAGCGGGCCACGGGCACGAATGATGGCGGTCCGAATCGGCGACATGACTTCCTCGGCCTGCTTCATGGTAGGCGAGGTTGTGATCTGGTGTGTCGTTGCCGTATCGACGTTGAGGAAGAAGCTCTGGATGCACGAGGCATACATCGACTTGGCGGCGCCACGAGCAACGATGAGGAACTGCTTTGTCGTAAGGCGTTTCTTCACAGTCTTTGTGACGTAGCGACCGCCACGATTGTTCGCGGATGGGACGTAAACACTGCGATCTACGAAGTAGTACCAGCCGAAGATCTGCTCGGCCCAGAGCTTGAAACTTGGGAGCAACCAAAGATCTGATCCATCAGTAAGCGTGAGCTCTGTCTCGCAATACTTGATGAACCCTTCAACGGCTTGGTCATCGTAGTAAATGTTTGGGTTAGCAATGAGCGCATCGATACGGTTCATCTCCATTGCAATCTCTCGATTGACAGGAATGTCACCTCGAAGAACTGCCTCTCGGAACTGACCGTAGTAAATTGGCGTTGCGCGATTCGATAGACCCATTGCTCACCTCCTAACTACTTCTTCTTTTTGGTTGTGTAAGGACTCAGAAGATCGTCGAGTCCCTTCTGTTTGTCAGAAGCAGCCTTGGTCGGATCGAGAATAGAGTCCGGCATAAGCGTCTTGACTTGGTTCGTGAGAACAGTCGAAGCAATGTTCTTGACCGTTTGGTTTGCGACCTGCCCCGCCATGTTACCGGCCCAGGATGCACCTTTGGACATCGGAGACTTGGGAGCATTGGCGCGCTCGCGCGAGACAAGCTGACCATAGTTCTGCTCTAGCTGGAGACGCTCGTTCAAAGCCTTTAGTTCGGCATTGGTAAGCGAGTCGGTGCTTCGGTTCTTTTTGACCTTAACTTGAAGACTCTTCTTCTTAGAAGCATCTTCAGAGTCGGGGTCCTTTGGGCCTTTGCGCGAGCGCCCAAGCTCTTTGTCGGACCTACGAACGCCCCAGCGCATTCCCTTGACGCCGAAGTGTTCTAGAATATCATCGGTTTGTGTTGCCATCCTGTCCTCCTTCCTACGTTTATGGTGGTGTCTGTGCGTAGGGGAGTGAGTTCCAGGAGGTTACTCCGTCCCCGATCTTGAAGTATTGCGTGTCGGTCTCATAGCCAGGCTCGCCCGGTCCAAGAACGGGGTTGTCAGCCGTCCATTCCGCCGCAGTTCCACGGCGCCAACGAATTACGTACATTAGGACTCCGTTCTTTTATAGATTGGTATGAGAACTAAACCCATCTAATGAAATTCGTCCCGCCAGCGAGAGCTCCTTCCTAGCCTGGCCTAAGTGCGATGGAGTAGGTGATCGGCCTGCTGGCGCTCGACGTGTTCCACGTCCAGCCGGGTATTTCGC